AAATTCAAGCTCTTTTTCAGGAATGAAATTATGAATAAGTGGATATGCAGAGGAGTACCAACGTTGATAATCTCTGGTGAGATCACGTTGAAGGTCTTCTAAATCCTTAGGTAAATCCTTCCAATGGTATGATCTGGGTCCTACACTACGGCCTCGTTCTGTTTTTTGCGTTGAAGAGATTGGTGCGTTGGTAATTAGCTTTCGTCCTCTGTTTTCAATATCAGAGGCCAATTTTTCAAGGTCATCAACCTCTTTTTGCAGACTCTCTATCTCGACCATGTAATGCACTAATATCTTTATTGATAAAAAGATAGAGGTCTGATGCCTATCTCCAGAATCGCCACCAGTGCTTTGCCTTGGCCTCTTCCTGGCTCGGAGGCAGCGCCGGCGTGATCTTTTCCGAGAGCTGACTTAGATGGCCACGTAGAAAGTTGATCTCATCATCTTTCAGCCGCAATGTCTCTTTGTAGTGCTCCAAGTCGCGACGCAAGCCCACAGCCTCGATAGATGATTGATCTTTCTCAGATCTGGCCTGCTCTACCTCAGATCTTAGCTGATCTTCTCGCGATCTTCCGGCCTCTAGATCGCGTTTATGCTGGTTAAGCTCGCTCCTTATCTGATTGATCTCTTTCCATCGCTGATCGGCTTCGGATCTGGCTTGATCGCGGTCTCTTATAGCCTGATCAAGCTCAGATCTATCCTGGTGTAGGTAAAGATCAACAGCCTCTAGCACCAATTGCTTCTTGGTAATCCCCTTTCCGATCGCGGCCCGCTCCATCTCGGAGACGGTGAGATCGTCCGGCTCAGCATAGATCCTCAAGAAAGATCCCCTCAGATCTGTAGGATAATAGACTGATCTGATAAAGATCTATCTAGGCTTTGTTGTGGCCATGATAGCTTGATCTCTGTGATCTTAGAGAGATACGATTATTAATCATGAATTCGATAAATAGGTTTTGATATTTTACACACTTTGTTTACGGAAAAATATTTATACTCACAGACAAGGTTTAGTTATGGATAGGTAAGTCCTTGGGAAACCGTGCCTGTTTCAGGCGAGAGGGGTTCGTGCCCGATTGGGATTACTAAGGGGCTGTCCGATTATTATCTTTTACGGCCAGTACAATTTTTCGCCAGTGCCTGCGTATAATGGTTTGAGTAGGTCTGCATAAAGCGTATCACTTGAGACGTATTTATACCTAAATGCGCCAGCTACAATATCCGCTGCCCATATTCCTGGTTCTGCCACCGAGTTTCGATTGCTCGGAGTAGGCATTTGGCCTGAGTATTTATTCAAACCAAATCGTTCTAAATACTGATCTTTTTTACCTACGTAGTCCTTAAATAACTCTGATTTTGCTGGTGATAGGCGTCCGCTGTCATATAATATAGACGGCGGATAACGAGGGGAAATATTGCTCATTACATCAAGGAGTAGCGATTGTGCAAGTATATAATTACCAATTCTTTCAGATGTCCACGTGGGCTGTGCCTTCTTTTTATCAAGGGTTGCTCCAAATACGCCGTTTGCTTTTTCGCATATTATTTCAATCGCTTTTATTCTTATATCTGGAAGATATGCTTCATATTTGAAAAGTTCGTCAATTGAATAACCCTTTGAAATCAGATCGCTTTTGGGGAGGTGAAATTTCAGTTCATGTAGTTCCAGTGGATATCTCTTTCTGTCATGTACTCTTTTTAATAATCTTTTTAAGCTGGATCTGAGTACGGCGGGTTGTCTGCAATATATATATCCAACTGTATAATATGGGCTGCATTCGATCGCTTCTTGAGATAACCCTGGATCACCAGACTCATCAATGAATATCACATCGCCATCTATCTTAGTATATTGACTTCTTTTGCCCGACATCTGGTCTTTGATATTAAATTATGTTTTATATCTATTGTTTGGTCAAGACCGAAAAAGAGAGGGGATTCTTGCAGGTTACACGCCACTACCTGATATCGATTTTGCAAGCTTTTCTTGCAGTGCCGGACTGCCTAAATCGATCTTCATCAATTCGCCCTTCTTGTTTAACTCAGGCTTCTCTTTGATCGTGACACTGACATACTTATCAAGCGCTGCAAAGTCTTCATTTCTGCTCTCGTTGCTTAACTTATTGCAGTCTACTAGCTGCTCCTTTGTGGGTGTTTGGGTGAACATGTATTGGCTGCATTCACAATTTGGATGTTTATGAGGGTAATAGTTGCCATCACTGTAAGGCTGGTCTATGGGCCTAATCTGCCCGTTCATAGCCAGACACTTAGGGCAGGCATTCGCACCGTTTGAAATCCAGACACGGAACCTAGCGCCGTTGAAGTGACCATTGGCATATGCGCCGGCCTCATGACAGTTATGCATCTCAGTGCGGTAGATCAACTTAGCCCGCTTCGGATCAAGTAGGTAATCCCCGGCTATATCCCTGGCAAACTGAGCCTCTCCTTTGCCCCAATGCTCGATGAGTAAGGCCCTGATATGTTTGCGGTCAGTCTCAGAGACATCTTTGATGAGCTGCCCGCCTCTCTCATCAAAATATTTGCGGGCATACGATGGTCCGGCTTGCCACTTCTCGCCCTGCTTTGAATTGCCGGTTAACTGCTTTGAGGTTCTGCCCACACCAGAAGCCCATGAGATCGCCCCAACAGTGGCCACAAAGTAGGCCCATAGCCCTTTTCTGCTCGGTTCAATGACATCCTTCTGCAGGGCTTGCCATAGGTCCGGGTCTTCAATATAGGCCCTTAATTCTGGATCCAATTCTCCCTCATTGTCTGGGGCAGGAGGGACCAGGGGCCCGGCCTTCTTGTGAGGGAGAGTGGGTGGTAATTCAGGGAGTCTTTTTGCCATCAGAACATGTACTCCCGGTATAATTCAACCTCATCGAGATCTTTGACGACAACGCACCGCTTAATAGCGTAATCCAGCGCCGCACCTAACTTTCTAATGCGATCTCCGACTACATAATCAGTCTCACGCATGGGCAGGCCACTTTCAGCGACCACTTCGCCAATCGATAGAGTCCAAACTCCTGTATTGGAGAGGTACATCTTGGTTTTATCACTCCATTTACAAGCGAAGTTCGTCCATGTACCGCGCCACTTAACGGCGTTGCTGGTAGTGATAGCTTCCACCCTTACGGCACAATCCAGATTAAAGCATTTTACCGTTGGCGTGGCTGTCAGGGTTGCCAAAGAATCCATATAGCCCTCACCGGAGAAGACCAAAGGAGTCTCTGCATTAACTTGGACGGTGCCAACGCAGTCAGTATGCCCCGAGATAGGCCAAACATAGATCCGCACCTTATGATTACCGGCTGGTGAGACATCAGTTAGAACCAGGGGATTGGCTGGCAGTCCGAGGTAAAGCTTCCAGAGATCAGCATATTGGCCCACGCTTTTGAGGTAATCATGCACGGGGCTCTTTCTGGTCATACGATAGGCACCACCACAGCCATGAAGGGCCTGATAAGATCCTTGGCGATCCTGGAGATAAGGACCGGCTGCCCGGCTGGTGGGCCAAAGGTCTCAGAGACATCAAGCATTTTCATGGATGTCACGTTCTGGTCTTGCAGAGACCGCCGGACATTGCCACCTGTTGATAAGAGCTCTAAGGCTTCCTCGCAGCACGCATCAATCACAGCCTGAGGGACTGTCACCCCATCACCCATAATGCCGCCTCGGGCAAGGGGGATGTATCGAGGGAATGCGTTAACCTGAGTCTCTGGATTTGCCTTCCAGCCCTTCAAGCCTAGACAGTTGATAGCCTGAGTAGCCGTATGAAGAGAACCTTCTTTATCCGCATCAGTGACACCGGCATCCGTCCATGCCTCTGAGTTAGGTCTTAGGGCAAAATAGTCGTCTGCGTCATCATGGGTTATGTAATCGGCCGTATTTTCACCACCCTAAAAATATATTAGCCCCGGCTCAGGGCAGGTTAATAAGGGCAATAGAGCCGCGCGTTGCGTTGGTGTCAATAAGTACGGTTCCGTTGTACTGTTTGACCCAAGAACTCTCGAAAGGCCCAAGGACGTAAGTATGGTTTGTCGGAAGTTGAAAGAGTATGTCTCCAAGTTCCGCTCTCCAGAACTCTCCAGCTACCACAGTAACGTTCTGAACATAAGCCGTGGCTGTGGTTGTGGTGTTCACAATGAGAAGCTGCTTGCCGTCATTGGTTGCATTGTAGTAGTGGCCTGCAGTAGCCAGAGCATCCCATGCAAAGCCGGCATAGGAGTTTTGCACGGCTGTTATGGGCTCTATGGCCGCCCTTGTAGCCATGGCACCAGGGGCAAGGGATAGCAGGAGCACAAGCCCCACCAGAATGAGGTTAAAGAGCCTCATTCAAGCCACCGCCCTTGCAGTGAGCAGAGCCAGGCATGTTGGCCTTGTCACCTTTGCGCCAAAGAGATGAAGGGCCTTTATCGCATCGCTAAAGGAGTCTTCCGGCCTGTAAGCCTCAGTCTTCCTTATCTGCTCTGCGAAAGAGGCGGCCATGCTGTGACCAGCTATGATCTCAGAGTTTGACTTTCCTTCAGAGACCACCACAGGCACATTCAGGGACTCCAGAACGTCGAAGCCTGCCACACGGGTAACTACCCCATTTCTCAGGGCTTCGTCGCTTCCAGAGGCGGCTATGTTGGTGAACCTGGCATCTTTAACGAGCTGCCCGGTGAACCAGGGGGGAACGATAACCCATCTTCCTGCTTTGGGGCACTTAGCCTCACTCAGCTTTGTGGCGAGATTGACCAGATAGTCATAGGCAGTAGTACCGGCTGTCGCGTTGGGAATGATAGCCCCGGCATCGCTGTCAGTGCCAATCTTGTTTCCAGCGGGCACCCCATCATACAACAAATCCGCCAGATACATCTCAGCTACATCCGTCAGATCAGCGGCGGCCTGCTCCATCGCAGCGGCCATGATCTTCGGGCTTTGCTGGGCCTTGTCTACATCGTCTACTTCAAAATTTGCGTAATTTCCCTGGTCTATGGTGAGGCTGGTCTGTGCATCACTCAGAGTCTCGGGGGGCTCAATGGGCACGTTCTTAACGTAGGGCCTGATAGTGACCGGCGCTATCGCGTTTATTTTTACCACGGAACCCTGCCCGCTGATCTCTCCCTGATAGTCCCTATTCATTACACCGACCTGAGAAAAGACCTGATCTTTTCTTAGGTTTGCCAGGATCTTTGCCGCCCAGATCGAAGGGATAAAGTTGTTGATCGTCATCGAATCACCTATTTAGAGAACCATCAGCCATTTGAGCCTCAATGGTTTTCCAATTCTTTTCAATATCCTCCGGTGCCATCGCATCAATTTGCGCCCTTGTGAAGCGCGTTGGGGCAGGAGTAGCCGGCGTTGTCGCGGCTCCAACAGCCGGGCCCGGACCTATGGCATTAACCATGATCTTCATTGAGGATCGGATTTCTGCCTCAGTCTTACCCGTTATGAGTGTGATTAGTGACTCGGGAAGTTTCTCTTCTTTGGCGATTCTTTGCCTAAGTTCGGTCTCTTCCTTCAGTGATGTTTTAACCTCAAGTGCCTGTCTGGTGGTTTGCTCTGTTAAGAGAGAAGCTTTAAGTGCGGTATTTTCTGCTATAAGAGCCTCGTTATCGCCTCTCCTTGTGCGCTCTTCCTTGAGCCTGTCAGATACAAACCGATCCACATCGGCCTGAGTGAATTTCTTATCATCGTCTGGCATAATGTACCCCGAAATTTTGAGGATTCCGTCAACCTATCACCAGGGCCGGGAAGGGAGGCAAGGAGATGAATCAGTCCTCCCCTTGGAGGCGGGCATGGAAACACCCGTTGTCCCGGTGCTGGGGATAATATAACCATGTTCCGCTTAATATATAAAATTATCCTTAAAGGGCAAATTGCAGAGCATATTATCCAAATAAGGAAAGGTATAGAGAGTTGTATATACTGAATTATACAACCTTCACGGCCTGGTCAATTTGGCCTAAATCCACTTCTGGCAAAACAGTCATTCCATAGTCTTAGGAATGGGGCACAAGTTAACTTGATCGATCTCCTCATAGCGATCAATTCAGGCCACAGATAGCGGTTCTTGTAAGCCTATTTCCCATAGCGCAACACCCTACTTGTCGAGCTGGAAAGGTATTTATAAAAATATCAATTGGCTTCTGGTTATGCAAAAGGGCCGGGAAAAGAGGGGCGGGGCTTGCAAGTTACACGCCCCTACTTAATACGGCCATTGTTTGGGCGGATTCTCCTTCAGGATTGCCACGGCCTCAGCTTCTCGGGCTGCCTCATCCATCTCTGGTTCAAGCCTTCTCAGAGAGCTCTTAACTGTGGTAAGGCCAACCTTCTTCTTTTCGACTTCAAGAAGGGTCTCCTCTTTCTCATCCCTGGGCAAGCCATCTTGCCATTTAATCCTGATGTTATCAAGCTGGGCAGCACCAGAGCCACGGCCAAGAACTTCAAGGGCGGCGGTGACTCTCAGGATCTCCCTGGTAGCCGGGTCGAGCCTGAGCCTCAGCCTGTTGACCTTGGCTAAGGTTGCCATCATTAACCGCTTAAGAGCTGATCCGCTCTCTGCAAGACCCTGTTTAAGCTCTCCGAGAGCGGCAGGGGATAGCTCAGAGACCATATAGAGCCGGGCTATTACCTCATCTATCTGTTGGAATACGGCAGGCAGTTGAGCATCCCAAACCATGTATGCCGGGGCAGGCTCTCCATTGTTGTAGCCGTAATACTGCCCACCACCCACAACCACGGCCTCACCTGAGTAGGGGTCAATATCGATCTTTGAGGCAGGACCAGAGATAGAAGGATCGGCATGTTTGGTAAAGACTCTGGAGTTCTGGATAAGTCTCTTCTCCAGCTCCTTAACCAAGTCGCACATATCCGAATAGTCATCCATGCCGTAAACCCCATCAGAGGCTAAGAGGTTCTGCACCGGCACGACCAGGAAGGCATCAATGCCGGTCTTAACCTCGGGTGGGATGTTTGCATAGCGTTCGAACCTGGTTAGAAGAGCATCTTTGAGTTTGCCGCCTTCAACAGAAAAGAGCCGATTCTTGATAGATCCCTTCTCGTGAATCTCAGCTCTGACATACTCCTCTTCCCCTTCCTTGAAGGACCAGGCCAACACGTGAGCCACGGGCTCAATGCTATCAGGTGACACCACCGGATACCATAATCGAGGGGGGATGACATCTATGATACCTCTTTTATCAAATCTTGCCTTATAGATTCCCTGTCCATTCCGCACCATGGACATAGTTATCTCGTGAGCCTTCAAGACCAGGGAGTTATCGGCGACCAGCCTATCAACGGCTTCTTGTTTATCTGCTGTGACAGCAAAGGGCTCACCTACCAATAGATCCGCAAAGCACGTAGTTGCCCGTTTGTACCAGTTGACAGTCATCTCTACGTAATTCCGGTCAATGTAATCAGTCACATTGAAGGAGCTTTCTTTAGCAGAGTGATTAATCCCAAATGGGTTAAGATCAGGCCATACCTGCCCGTGCTTGCCATCATAGAGCAATGCGTTCTTTGCGTATCGATCCATCCTCTCCTGTTCCGAGGGAATAGGCCAGGGTGCTCCTGCCTCAAATGCGGCTAAACTCGTGATTACCATAGTTCCACCAACCGTCTATCATTTCTTGCCCGCGCCCTTTTTGCGGTTTGTCGTCCGGGAAACGGCTCTGAGATTATCTTTTCGATTAGATCCGCCCTTGGAAATAGGATTTTTATGATCTGCTTCCTTTGGATTTCCGACAGCGAGCCCTAACTTGGCTCTTGCAGCATTTCGCTGTGAGCGGGCCTTGATTTGCGCCGGTGTGCCGTGAAAATCGGCATATTCTTTTTTGTAATCGCGTTTTTTGGTCATATTTCACTTCTCAGTATATTGCATTGATTATATATCTAAGTGCATCAATCGCATGATCGTCACTCTTTACGGGCTTGTCTATTCCCTGAGCGGCTGCCTTGTCATCCCACACATAGGAACCCATCTCTTCCAGAAGGTGCGGGCAGTCACCTATTACCAGAGTGCCGGCTGCCAGGCTTTGGGCGATCTTCTGGAGACCGCCGCCTACATCGTTGTCCGCTCCATGAATCCCTCTTATCCCTGCCTTCCGGCACTCAAAGATAAAGGCGGCTGCAGAAGGATCTATCTCTATGCTTGTGGGATGCAATGGGCCAATGAACTCCTTAAGAGCTGCTGCATACTGGCTGTTGGTCTTTTGGCCCTTCTCTCTGGAGTTATGCCAAAACTCTTCTGTTGCTATCCACTTATGTTTATATCTACATAACTTGATAAAGCACGTTGGGTTTATGCTTCCATAATCGCACCCTATCCTCATCTGGTCCATGGGCTCTTTGGGAAGGGCCTTGATTGCGTGTAGTTCCGGGTCAAAGCTGCTAAAGACAGCTCCCTCCGCTATCGCCCACTCACCGCTAATCATTCGCTTCTTCCATAGGCCCGTGTAGGTGGACTTCAACCAGGTCTTATAATCGTCACTCAGGAAGCTATTATCGTCTAGCTGGAATTGCCATACTCGGGCTCTAACCTCATCTGCCCGGTCAATGAAAAGCTTCTTCATCCATGCATTAGGCCCGGCTGGATTCATGGTGGCCCAAAGTTTGCTCCCTGGTAAACTGAGGCGTGAGACCAGCATGTTAAAGACTTCAAAGGGATAGGTCACGGCCTCATCGCAGTAGACATCTAGGAAAGTTGGGCCCTGAACCTTTGCCAGGGCTGCCAGGTTATTGGCGCCAATTAAGAAGATCTTACGGCCAAATAGATTGATCTCTCCCATGCCTGTATTGATCCTGCAGTTCTTAGAGCCAACGAACTCCTGCAAAGGATAAAGGCAATTCCTCAGAAGCGTTCGCTCAGTGTTTCCGAGCATAGCCCGAGGCGCGTTCTTAGGGCCCGAGGAGACCCTGTCCACCCATGTTATCAGGCTGCCAACGGTCTTGGTGGATCGGACGGCACCGGATAAAAGCTCCAGCTTGATGTCACTCTCTTCAAGTGATTCAATCCAAACCGAAGCCGCCTTACTATCATCTGGTGGAAGGTGCCACATCTTAACACTCTTTAAGCATAATGTATGGCTGCAACAGCATTCTTCATGGATGTAATGATCATAGTCTTGCAGTATCTTTGAGCTATGCCAGCCGGCAACAGATTGGTTGATTCAATGATAGCCCCATCTGCCCAAACTTCTTCAAACCAGCCATTTTCAAGCGGATAAAAGCATAATCGCTTAACCTTTTCTGTCATCTCTTCTCGCCTTCATCTCTTTTCGCATTCCATCAAGACCGCTCTCCTCATGGCCTGGTGCATCCCTTGATAAGATCTCAGCCACTTTCAGAGCCGCGGCCATGATTGAGCCGATTGAGGAGAATGCTTTAGCCTCCCTTGCCTCTCTTGCAGAGCCTAAGGATATCTCCAGAATCTCATCCAGAAGGGCAGCCACATCAATTCCATGCTTCTCCTCTTCTTCCTGAGCGGCTACCAGGGAAGCGACCTTAAGATGTCCGAGTCGCTTATGGTCTTTCAGGCAGTCCACCTTTACCCCATACTGGCGGGATATGGTGGAATAGCTGCTCACGCCAGCGATAATAGCCGCCTCGATTTCAGCCCTCTTTTTGTGACTGCATATAGCACATCTTTTCATGGTTGCCTATTCTTTTATGGACTGGAAAGTATATATATGTTTCCTCTTTAAGGGCAAAAAAGAGAAGAGTTTTCCTAGATTGGATAAAAACGGTTCCTCGACGTGCCGAGTATCCGGTTTACCTACTGAACATGTTCAGGAGGTAAAGACTAATCCACTTTCCAAGAACAAACCTCAGGAACCTTGAAGGCAGGACGCACCTTACCATTTCCAAGACCTAACCTTATTTCCATCAGATTGATCCTTTTCTGGATAACCAGGTAAACCGCCCTTTTTCCCATTTTCAAGACATATTTCATGCATTTCACCAGATTGAAAGGTTTGCTGTTATTTATTTCTTCAGATTTACGTTTGGCTGGTCAACTTGACCAGGCAGGTTGTCTTTCTATAGAGAGAAGTCAAACGTCTATCCTTAAACTTATATATTAAACTTATATAATAACACTAAAAGTAATATAATACTAAAACTGTAATATAATACCTATACTCTTAGTGTATGAATAGAGGCATTGCTAGGATATAAGCCTTTCCTACCCTCTCTATATGTCTGGGGTCTGCCTGGTCAACATGACCAGTGGCATAAGAAAGTCAAAAGTGCTGGTCAAGCAAAAAAGTAGCAAAAAGTTAAACATTTATTCTTAAACGATTCGATCCGTCTACCATTTCATAGAGTATCTTTGGCCCGTATGTTTCGGCCAAATATTCCATAGCCCGCCTAACCCCTTTTGAATCCAGAGCAGCGCCCTCAGAACTCTCTAGAAGTGTCTTGCACGCTTCGGTATGAAGGGCTTTATCTGGATTGAGTTTAAGCTGCCTTAAGAGTCTCATGGCCCTCTGTTGGGTTTTATTCTCAGGATCTATCTCTTTTAAATCCTCAATCCCTTCTGAGATAACCGGCTTAGCCTTCTTTCCCTTTGTGCCGTGGGTTTCAAGGTAAGCACATGCATAGTATTGAAGCTGCATCATTTCCCGAAATAGAGCGGTGGGATTCCGGGCTCTCTGGTGAGGGGATAATATCACTGCATCAATCTGCCTCTTTATTGCTTCCAGAACGGGATTCTCGGGAAGTTCATTAAGAATCTTAAGAATAGGGATAAGATATTCTTCCCGGCAATCTATAACCATATCCATATCTTCCTGAAAGCGTTTTAAGGATAGGCCCGAAGTCTCATAATACTCATCAGGAAACTTGTGATAAGGAAGGGGTGCGGTGTCGTTCATCCTCATTCCTTAACTCCATCGAGGACCATAGCACGCCTTACGATCAGCCTTCCAGCTTCGCAGAACTTCAGATTTTCTTTAGTGGCTACTTCCTTGATGTATTGTTTCATTCCTAACGTGCATCGAAATGAGACTCCCTCATCCATGCGTTCGTTTATGGGATCTTCCATAATAAGATCGAGCAGTTCCATACTTATAAGTGTATTGCACTCAGATTGCACTAAGTCAAATAATACCTATACAATTTTCTTAATGTGAGATAATTTGAGAGAGTAGTTCTACAGATATATAGTTTTCTATCGTTATTAGTAGACGTACATTTCCACACTTACGAAAAAGATTGAAGAGTAATGAATGGAGATATTGCGAACATTCGCAATATCCACATCGCGAGACCTCTATCATAGCCGTAGCTATCGCTTCCACAGATAGTTCCATGTCATTTTCACAAGAACCGTGCAGAATGCCATAGAACCAACTTTGGCATATAGTTAAGACTGTAGAAAGCCATCATGCCATAATTTTAAAGTATGCTTATAATAATGTTTGGCGGTTTAATGGAGAGCGAAAAAGAAAAGGATGGTTTGGTGGTTACCCACACTAAACAGGGTTTGTATCCCTAAAAGACATGTTAGCCATATTTGGCGTGAAATGCTTCATCTGACATCATTGCATATTGAATCAATTCCACGAGCGCATATATAGCTGGGATGAACGTCCAGCAGAATAGCAGATAAAGCCACCATTTTCCAACCCCAAGATAGAGCTTATGTATTCCGAGACCGCCAAGGAAAAGTGCCAATATGATTGCAGTCGTGCGACTCTTGGGTTCTTTAGGACCACCTAACGGTGCTGCTTGTACTCCGCATTTCGGACATATTATAGCTTTTTCGTCGATCTGAGCTCCACAGTTCTGGCAATACTTCATCGGTCTAGCTGCGGCAATAGGTGTTTCTTGAGGTGTCGAAATTGTGGCCTCAGGCTTATTTGCTTCATCTACCAAGTTTTAAATCCCTCCTTATCTTGTTTCAAGATTGAAAGATCTAATGAAAAATGTTTGGGTGATATTTCATGCTGTCCCCTTCTCCTCGCCTGGCATAAGGTCGAAAGGCCGGAAGGCGGGAAGAGCGGGCCTGATGCTCTCCTCGGGCGGCCTGGCCAGCTTCTTCGCGGGCTCTATGGGCTCTGGTAAGGAGATGCCCTTTGCCATTGCTACAAGCTCTCTCTGGCGGGCCTGGTATGCTTGCGCTTGCGCCTTCGAAGAGGAAGAGAGGAGCTCCCTCTTGTGTTTGCACTCCTTCCCAAATTGCCCGGCCCTGCAGGAGCATCCCTTCGCGTTTGTGAAATAATAGCAGTCCTTCTTTGTGCTCAGGGTTAGCCGCGCGCCGTTCGCCAGGGAAATGATTTGAGGCAAAGCTTCTTTGATCCCTAGACACTGAGCAAGGGCTTTACCACTACCGATTGTTTGCGTTACTGGGCTTTGGATTAAGGTCTTTCCATTCATGTTTATGCACCAATAATATGATAGTCCATAATACATTATAAACGTTTCCCCATTTTCAGCATTAAAAAGAATAAAGTATAAATACTCATAAAGTAAAGTTGATAGCCATGTATGAAGTAATCGCGAAGATGGATAAACAGAATAGAATCACCATCCCTCAGGTTGTAAGGGAGTTGATAGGCAATCCACAACCAGGAGATATAATCAAGGTTATGGTTGTTGGAAAAGTCGAAGGTGTAAAGGTAGGCGATCAGAGCCCTCTTGAAGAAGGTCTAACCGCCTAACTTCGTGTTTATGTGGTGCATAAACATGGATAACATTCTAGCTGAAAGCATATCAGTCTTTCCCATTATTAAAGATAGATTTATCTTACATCAAAACAATTCGCGGTAATAATAGTAGTAAATAAAAAACTTGGTCCGGCCAGGGCCTGCCAGCCCTGACTGTAGACTCCAGGATGTAGGAGCTTTGCCTTATGTCAGAAATAGCCATAGCTAGAATAAATAGCTTTGGGAGCAAGCCACCCAAAGCCGGTTTCGAATCGCCAGATGATCCTATTCTTGAAATTCACGCCTCTGAGCTGCAGGGCCTCTTAAACGAGATGGTCCTCACCCACAACTTACTCGCTAACCTTGTGAGGGATAGCGGCATTCTCCGAGGGAGGGAGCTTGCCAGGCTCACAGAAGATCATGCCGGAGCTCTGAAAGCAGAGAGATCCCCTATAACAAAGCTGATCATGCTTAATGCCTACATACGCCAGTTCCTAACCAAAGTTCGCGATGCACTGAAGACCAGGCCACAAGAAGGTGGGAAGATCGTTCAAGTCTGCTCTAAGATCATGGCAAGGGCAGTACAAATTATTGATTACATCAAGACATATGGAGAAGACGACCGCTCCAGCAAAAGAGATGTAGCCTTGGACTCCCAACAGGCCCGGCTACTATTCACCGGAAAGAGTAAGGAAGGCGTGAGCCGCCGCGACACCATCAGAGCCATGAAGAGAGCCGAAGCCCTTTGGCCTGCCCTTAGATGTGACCACAGGCCAAACGATGGCCGCAAAATTATGAGGTTGACCATCAAACGAACTGACTTAGGCATTTCTCCAGAGTTCGGATACTGTGACCTTTGGCAACGGTCTAAGGAGAGGGTGGGACTGAGCATATAAGCTTACCTAGTTAATATAGTCGAATAAAATACAATTTAATTTCATAAATCCGAGAAGGATAATAACCGTTTGATGCTTGCTTTAGTTGATCTGCTAATACCGTTTCGGTTTCGTTTCTATTATAATAGCAGACGAATATTATTTCTTTGGCAGGATAGATATATTCTCCAAACCGTTGCCAAAAGAAACGGTTAGTTCTAAGACATTAAGTTCAACTCCTGAGAAATGTCATAGAACTTTGGGAAGACTCTACGCAGCATCATTTGATCAGTTCTTTCATCCGTGCTGCAGAAGGCATACTGAGTAAGATGCTTCTTTGAATTTCAAATTCTTTAATAAAATAAATTGGATTATTAGAAGAGGAT